ATTAAAATGCACAGAAATCATGAAAGCTGGTTTTACCTTTCGTCCTGGAAGCCGTGTAGAGGTGTTATGTCACGACATTATTCCTATCGTATCACTCAAAGATGATCGAAGCTCTAGTAAGCCTGTCGATAGCAGCGATAGCGGGCGGAGCAGCACTGAACAGCAGGCTGCACAACCGAATAAATAGCGTACATGAGCGCATCAGCGCACTTGACCGCCGGTTAGACGGTATCGAACTTACTGTGGCTTCTGATTATGTTAAGAAGTCTGAGTTATCCGATATGATTAGCCGGATGGAAGATCACATGGTACGTATTGAAAACAAACTTGACCAGATCGTGCTTCGCAATGGCTAAGAAAAAAGCTACAGAGGATCAGTTTAACGAACTGCACAACCTCATTACAAAGGAGTTTCTTGCCCGTATTAAGTCGGGTGAGGCTACTACACAAGACCTGAAGGCAGCATGTGACTGGCTGAAGGCTAACGACATCAGCGGTGTTGCCTACGATGGTAACCCGTTGTCTAAACTGGCAAACGTTATGCCAGAAATTGACCCTGAAATGGTACAAAAACGTCTTTATGGCTCATCAGTCCGGTAAATCCTCTGCCCACTACGCTGGCAACCGGAGATCCCTTATGGTAAAACGTGCTTACCAGCGTAAGTACAACAAAAAGAAAAAAGAAGTTGACCGACGTGTCAAGCTGAAAGCTGAAAACAGACGGCGTGGAACTTATGGCAATGGCGACGGCAAAGATGTCTCTCATCGTAAAGATGGCAGCACTTTCCTCGAAAAGGCCAGTAAGAACCGAGCCCGAAACCGATCTAAAGCATGACCCCTTTACTTCCTACCCCTGATCATTACCTTTACAACCTAATCACCATGACGTCTCCTGAAGCCAAGCGCCTTTGGAGGCGCAGTATCAAAGAGCACTTTGGCTGCACATGTGTGTATTGTGGAAAAACCTATGAATTACATGAACTTACTCTTGATCACGTTCATCCTCGCAGCTTGGGCGGCGAAGACATCACATCGAATGTCGTACCAGCCTGTACCTGTTGCAATCAGGACAAAGGAAGTAACCACTGGCTCTCTTGGATGAGAGAACAGTTTGGACAAAATTTACTTAGAGAATCTCTCATTTTATCTCACATCCGCTAATGGCTGAATTTACCAAAGCTCAAGCTATACGGCAAGCTAATGCAATTAGAGCTAAAAACCCTGACTACACACCAGCGCAAATAAAAAACATTATCCAGAAACAACGTGGACCGTTGGTGTTTGATGGACAAGAGTTTTACTTTAAGAGCACTGGTAGAGGCGATGGTAGTCTAGCAATCGAAAGCATTGAAGTTAGAAACGCACGTAAAAAACGTTCTAACACAACCCGTAACAGAGAGTTACGCAGAAAAACTCCGACAAAAGCTGAGTTTATTTCTGAAGCTAAACAGTTTTATGAAGAACAGGGTATAAAAAGATTAGACGGTAAAACTGCTATTCAATATGGTACAGAACAATACCGCCAAGCTAGAGAAGCGTTGTCAATAGAAAAACAACGCATTAAAGATGCTAATTTAAGTGCTGGTCATATTGATCCAGCCGTAGGCGGTGAAACCTTAGAACGTCCTGGTAATTATTTTGCTCAAGACGCTCAAGAAAACTTTGCTGACAGAAACAGACAACCTACCTCTAGGCAACGACAAGCACTGCAAGTTGGTCTTCCTAGGCAAGAAGCTGTTCAACGTATGATGGGTTTAGGGCAGGATTTGCCTAAATTTAGTGATGCACAAATTGATGCTACGTTAAAAGGCAGAGGCCGTCGGCTGGGCGGTGTTCAACAGACACTTAGTATTAGAGGTCTTGCAGCACTTGCACAACAAACTATAGACAGTCTTACAACTAATCCTAAACCAAATAGATCTCGTACAAGGCTTCGTATTGGTGGTATTTCTAGCTCATTGGGTAGATTAGATAGCTCTGGTTCAGATATTGTAGATAGAATAAACGCAAACATGCATTTAATTACACCATATACGCCAGAGCTTCAACTGTTCTAACTAATTTCCACCCTTATGACAGACGTTTTATCAGCCCTACAAGGCGATTTTAAGCTGTTCCTACAAGCTTTGTGGGGGCAGCTAGACCTACCAGAACCAACAAAAGCACAGTATGCAATCGCAGAATATCTTCAGTCTGGACCTAAGCGTCTTCAAATTCAAGCTTTCCGTGGAGTTGGAAAGTCCTGGATTACTGGAGCCTTTGTTCTGTGGACGCTTTTCAATAACCCTGAAAAAAAGATCATGATCATCTCGGCCTCTAAAGAACGGGCCGACAACATGTCTATTTTCCTACAAAAACTAATCATTGAAACACCATGGCTTTCTCATTTACAGCCCAAGTCAGACGATGCAAGGTGGTCGCGGATAAGCTTCGATGTGAACTGCTCCCCGAGCCAGGCACCCAGCGTAAAAAGCGTGGGCATCACTGGACAGCTCACCGGAAGCCGCGCAGATTTAATGATTCTAGACGACATTGAAGTTCCTGGTAACTCAATGACAGAAATGATGAGAAGCAAGCTTCTACAATTATGTACAGAAGCTGAATCCATCTTGACACCGAAGGACGATAGCCGTATTATGTATTTAGGTACGCCGCAAACCACGTTTACGGTGTACAAAAAGCTAGCTGAGCGCAACTACAAGCCACTTGTGTGGCCTGCACGTGTGCCTCGCAAGATGGCTAACTACGAAGGGGTTATTGCACCGCAACTGCAAGAACAAATTGACAACGGAGCAGAACCCTGGAGTGTAACTGACCCTGACCGATTTAGTTCCGATGATCTACTCGAACGTGAAGCGTCTATGGGACGCAGCAACTTCATGCTTCAGTTCATGCTCGACACGAGCCTGTCTGACGCGGAAAAGTTCCCCCTTAAGAACGCTGACCTTATCGTCACTAGCGTTAACCCTACCAGTGCTCCTGACAACATGGTCTGGTGCTCAGACCCGACCAAATGTCTCAAAGAACTCCCAACTGTCGGACTACCTGGAGATTATTTCTACGGTCCAATGCAGCTCCAAGGAGAATGGGGTCCTTACAACGAAACAATATGCTCGGTTGACCCGTCGGGTAGAGGATCGGATGAGACAGTTGCAGCTTTTATCAGCCAACGAAACGGTATCATGTACCTGCACAACATGCGTGCTTACACGGACGGATACTCAGACAAAACGTTATTGGACATTCTAAAGGGTTGCCGTAAGTATGGTGTAACCACGTTGTTAATTGAATCCAACTTTGGTGACGGAATCGTTGCTGAGTTGTTCAAAAAACACATGGCACAAACAAAACAAGCGGTAGCTATTGAAGAAACACGGGCTAACGTGCGTAAAGAAGACCGTATTATCGATACACTAGAGCCTGTGCTCAACCAGCACCGCCTGGTGGTCGATAAGTCCGTTATCGAGTGGGATTACGCGTCTAACCCAGACACAGCACCAGAAAAACGACTAGAATACATGCTTTTCTACCAGATGAGCCGTATGTGTCGTGAAAAAGGTGCAGTTAGACACGACGACCGCATTGATGCCCTAGCACAAGGCGTCAAATACTTTACCGACATCCTTTCTGTGTCAGCACAACAGGAGATCATCAACCGTAAACGTGATGAATGGAACGACATGATCTTGAATTGGGAAGATGACCTAGAATGCTTTGCAAATCACATGGTATTTAACATGAATAGAGAGCAAAGACAGCAAGCTAGAGGCAACTCTCAAAACGGTGTTGACAACTGGGTTTAGCCAGCTCCCACCCTTATACAGGGGGAAGGGTGGACCCTCTGTACCGGGGACTCTTCGGAGTCCCTTTTATTTAGACCACCGCAGTAACTAGATTACTGAGACAACTTCTTTTATTTTTTATACAAGCCGCGACGGCTAAAACACTTTTACTACTGTATGTCCACCGTTAAACTCATCCATTACACCCAGGATGGAGATGATCTAGTGTCGTATATGGCACGTGTATCAAACCCCGATAATCAAAACAACACTGAGACCAGTGCTAAGTTGATTAAGTATCTTATTAAACACCAACACTGGTCACCATTTGAGATGGTCAGTATGTGTGTAGAGATCAATACCACACGGTCTATTGCAGCTCAAATACTGCGTCACAGATCATTCAGCTTTCAAGAGTTTAGCCAGCGTTATGCTGGGGTAACCGGTAAACCCGATACCCTCAGTGTACGCCGTCAAGACCATAAGAACAGACAAAATAGTATTGATGACATTGATCCGTACACAAAACAAGACTTCCAAATAAAAGCAAGTCAAGTATACGATATGGCATACAAGCTGTACGACGAGATGCTGGCCGCTGGAGTGGCTAAAGAGTGCGCTAGGGAGGTCTTACCCCTAAGCACGCCTACAAGGCTGTATATGCACGGTACATTGCGGTCCTGGCTGCATTATACTGGGCTAAGATGCGCTAACGGGACACAACTTGAGCACCAACAGATTGCACAACAGTGTCGTGAGCTGATTGAACAGTGTTTTCCGCAGGTTTACGCAGCATTATGATTGTTTGGTCCGTGGTTTGGATGATTGTGGCACTGCTTATTGCGGTGTCTTACATCATCTATAAGGTTTTAAATTTTGACACAAATGTGTGAAGCCTATACGTATATGCAGGCCGCCGCAGTTTACCCCCGTGGGGGGTGTCCCCGTGCGTGAGAAAACGGCAACATCCCAGTGATAGCAGGCGGTTTGGCCCGGTATTTTACTGCACAAACCGGGGCTAACCGGGCTAACCGCGCAGGATCTAACTACCGCGCCCGCGTGGGGAGGTGGGGCGATCTGTCGGCCAGCTTAACCTACGGTTATCAATCAGCACGACACCGATAAGCAAAGATGATAAGCCTTGGCATGACTGGGATCTGGTGGGGTAGTGTGCAGCTTGGCTCACCGTCCACCGACCTCATCGTGTATGCTGGATTCTGATATCTGATTTGAAGGTCTTGATCTCGACTCTCCCTGTTAAGGGGGAGGAGAGTCTCGATCTTCAACCATCAGATACAGCCGGTGACCCTTCAGGCTGTCCCGTCTCTTCAGAACCTTGACAATCGAAGATTCCGTTGCGACGGCGAGGTGCAGTCAACTGCAGCAGACCGTAGGACCAGGAGGTGCTTGACCAGTTGGCCGGCCTGGATGTTACACTGTGTGACGGTTACACCGTCGCCGCCGACCCACAGGCGGCATACAAGTATGCTCATGGGTGTCTGACATGCATCGGCGTGCACCAGGGTTCGAGTCCCTGACCAGGCTTTGCTACTCCATTCATGGACGTAGCCATTTGTTCACTTAACTTCACATTTCATGTTTAACTTCACTGCTGTTCGTACCTCTGACGCTTGCGAGTTCGTCAACGTTGACCTGCTGCGTGGCGTAGCCTATGTATCCTTCAAAGGTGGTCACATGTACGAGTACAAGAACGTGTCTCGTCGTGCTATCCTCAACCTC